CCGTGATGACGGATCAAAACTTCGCCCATGGGATTCTGCCGAAGAAATGACTGAAGCTATGGTAAAACTTTGGAACGACACAGTTAGACCTAATGATAAAGTTTATCATGTTGGCGATGTTGTGATGAAAAGAAAGGATCTGGAAATCCTTGACAGATTGAATGGTGATAAAGTGCTAATTCGTGGTAATCATGACATTTTTAAGTTGAGTGATTACACAAAATATTTCAGAGATATTCGTGGCACACATAAGATGGATAAGTTCATTATTAGTCACTATCCGATTCATCCAGAAAGTATCTCACACTGGTGCACATGTAACATTCATGGGCATACACATTATCGAAATGTATTGAATAGTGATGGTTTTGAAGATATTAGATATTTTAATATCAGTGTTGAAAATACTGAATTCAAACCTATATTGTTTGAAGATGTTAAGAAAAAAATTGAAGACAGACTAAATACTTTCATGATTGTATGAAGTCAATCGAAAGGTGTTTCGGACTCGGGGGCAGAACCCGACATCTCCACCAAATGTGTGATAGACATTGCGTAATTGCTAGTATCGTAACCTCAAGAGCTTGTCGGTTGAGGGCACATTTGATGGGGATGATACAGTTTCGACGGGGCAATGATTAGAACGATGGACAATTCGGTAGGCGATGACCGTAAATCAAGCACTCAAAGTAAACGCAAATGACAGCGAGTACAGATTAGCCGCGTGATAGCGACTTAGGGTTTCGATAAGTGTACCTCGTAACAGAAACACTTATCAAGAATTTAACTCCTGTTCACCTAATCTGGTATGGTACCTCGTTTGGGGCGAGGAATAATGTAGGTTCAAATCCTACACAGGAGACCATGTTCAATTGCGGGTTGCAATAGATGCACACTTGCCTCATAAGCAAGATTGGAAGGGGGAGCGTTACCCCCGCCCGCATCCAAATATGCAGTATAATCAACTGCTAGTATCAAATACTAATTTACTCATTTTAATTTGGAGTCATTATGCAAAAATCAGTCAAAGAGTTTATGATTGCTTCCGGGCAGACAGTTTATATCAACAATGATGAACAATCTGAATTATATGAAACTTTGATTGCGGAGGAATTGGAAGAATTCACAGATGCAGTATATGCCAATGATGCAGTAGGAACTCTTGATGCTTGTATGGACATGATCTGGGTTATTCTAGGTTATTGTTATTCACGAGGATTTAAAATAGATGATGCTTGGAATGAGGTTGCAAGAAGCAATCTAGCTAAGATAGATTCTAAGACAGGAAAAGTCCTTAAGAGAGAGGATGGTAAAATTCTGAAACCTGATAATTGGTCTCCTCCAAATTTAAACGATTGTGTGTTGCAAAAAACACTTGACAAAACTAAATGATTGTGTTACTATAATATTTCTTTAAACTAATGGAGTTTGTAATGAACCTTTATGCTGTTGCTAAAAGTATTGCTGTGAAAGAGCGTATGCCTCAAGCTTATAAGTATGATGCATATTTGCGGGAATATGACAATAAAGTAGAAATTTTAGGATTAGTAAATGATCCTAATTATGATATGCGTGATTTTGAGGGGCGAGAGATGTTGTTTCCTAAACGATGGTTGACATTGGGTGTTGTTGATTATTCCTATAAGGTGCGAGTATGAGTTTAAAGATTTTGACTATGAAAACTAATCACAACATGCTGGGTGAAGTAGGTGTTGTTGGTGAACATTTTGTTTTGAAACAGCCTGTTCAGGTAGTATCTGTACCTCCTCGTGCGGCTAATGATTCTGGTGGAATTGCTTTTGTTCCATTTTTAGAATATAGTGAAGAGTTTAAAAATGGAATTCATATCTCAAAGGCTGATGTTCTCTGTGTAACAACACCAATACGTGATCTTGAAAATCAGTATAATAAAATCTTTGGCGCAGGAATTGAAATTACAAATGTGATGCCTCGATAAAAATGGACTACTACACCAATGTACATTGTGTAGGCAATAACATTCTTTATCGGGGTGTGAAGAATGGTCGGCGAGTAAAGATGAAAATCGAATACTCGCCGCGTTTGTTTTTGCCTACCAAAAAACAATCAAAGTGGAAAACTCTTTCAGGTGAAATGTTGGATCCAATAGAATTCTCTACCATGAGAGAAGCTAGGGATTTCGTTCGACAATATGAGGATGTTGAAGGTTTTCGCATCTTCGGAAACACAAGTTTTCAATATACATATATTGCAGAAAATAATCCTCAGGAAATCATTGACTGGGACATTGAAGACCTCATCATCGGTAATATTGATATTGAGGTTGGTTCTGATAATGGCTTTCCTGAACCATCATCTGCTCTTGAACCTATTACTGCAATTACTATAAAATTATCTTCTACTGAAAAATATTATGTATTCGGTACAGGTGAATATCTGCCTCATAGAAATGATGTTGAGTATATTCGATGTAAAGATGAATTTACGCTTATCAAACACTTTCTAGCATTCTGGCGAGAAAACACACCAGATTTGCTCACTGGTTGGAACACAAAATTCTTTGATGTTCCTTACATGGTAAATCGTTTCACGAAAGTTGTTGGCGAACAGGAGATGCGATCTCTATCTCCATGGAACCTAGTAAATTCAAGAAGTGTGAATCGTGGTATGGGTAAGGAAGAAACTACTTATGAGTGGTTAGGTGTTGGTATGCTTGACTATCTGGAGATGTATAAGTGGTACGCACCTGAAGGAAAATCACAAGAATCTTATCGATTAGATCACATTGCATCCGTTGAATTAGGTATGAATAAATTGTCATATGAAGAGTATGATAATTTGTTTGATCTGTATAAAAAGAATTATCAAAAGTTTATCGAATACAATGTGAACGATGTTGAATTGGTTGACAAACTTAATGATAAACTGAGATTGATAGAATTGTGTTTGTCTTTAGCATATGACACAAAAACAAATTATGATGATGTTTTTACTCAGACGCGAATGTGGGATGCGCTGATTTATAATCATTTAATCGCTAAGAATATCGTTGTTCCTCCTAAGGTCATCAAACAAAAAGATGGTGTTTATGAGGGTGCATATGTAAAAGATCCACAAGTCGGTATGCATAATTGGATCGCATCATTTGACCTCAATTCCTTGTATCCACACTTGATCCGACAATATAATATTTCTCCTGAGATGTTAATTGAACCGCCTAACTATACTGATGAAATGCGAAGTATTCTAGCTAAGAATATTAGTGTTGATACATTGCTCAATAAAGAAGTTGATCTATCGACTCTTGATAATCAGAATTGTACAATAACACCAAATGGGCAATTCTTCAGAACAGACAAACAAGGTTTTCTTCCTGAAATGCTAGGTGCGATGTATGAGAATCGTAAAAAATTCAAAAATTTGATGCTTGAAGCCAAAAAGGAATATGAACTTGAAACGGACAAATTTAAAAAGTATGAAATTAAAAAGCGTATTTCCAGGTTTGAGAATCTACAACTATCTAAAAAGCTGGCACTAAACTCTGCATATGGCGCTTTGGGAACCCAATATTTTAGATTTTATGATCTTCGTTTAGCTCTCGCAATTACAACAGCGGGGCAATTGTCAATTCGTTGGATTGAAAACAAACTGAACGGCTACATGAACAGCCTATTGAAAACTGACAAAGATTATGTATTGGCGTCCGATACCGATTCCATCTATCTTAATCTTGGTCCTCTGGTTGATAATGTGTATGGTGATGATGTATGTAAATTATCAAAACAAAAAATTATTTCCTTTATGGATAAAATTTGTGAAGGAAAGATACAGCCTTTCCTTGATAAGTCATATCAAGAACTGGCAGATTATGTACATGCATATGCACAGAAAATGTACATGAAACGAGAGGCACTAGCCGACAAAGCCATCTGGACAGCTAAGAAACGATATATTCTACATGTTTATAATAACGAAGGCGTTCAGTATGCAAGCCCTAAGATGAAGATCATGGGTTTGGAAGCGATCAAAAGCTCAACACCATCAGCTTGTCGTGATAAAATTAAATCTGCATTGGATATCATCATAACGAAAGATGAGAAGACTCTTCAAAATTATGTTGATAAATTTAAGAGTGAATTTTCTTCGCTTCCGCTTGAGGATATTGCCTTTCCGAGATCAGTTAATGGGTTGAATAAGTATAGTAAGAGTGATACAATATATGACAAGGGTACGCCAATGCATGTCAAAGCCGCACTTGTTTACAATCATCACCTAAAAGAGAAGAATCTCATGAGGCAATATGAGGTTATCAAAGAGGGTGAGAAGATAAAGTATATTGCTCTTAAAGAGCCAAATCCATACAGAAATAATACGATGGCTTTTCAAAATAGAATTCCGAAAGAATTTGAGATTGAAAAGTGGATTGATTACAATACGCAATTCAAGAAAGCTTTTCTTGATCCTTTAACTATCGTACTAGACAGTATTGGTTGGGAAGCAGAGAAGAGAAATAGTTTAGATGATTTTTTTAATTAGTGGAGAAAATGATGTCATTAATGGATAAGTTGAAAAAGGCGAGTACGATTAAAGATAGTGCAATTCTATCTGAATCAAAGTTTTTCATTGAGAAGGACCAAATTCCTACAGATGTTCCTATGATGAATGTTGCACTATCTGGGTCGCTTACTGGAGGGCTTACACCTGGGCTTACAATGTTCGCGGGGCAAAGTAAGCATTTCAAAACTGCATTTAGTTTGCTGATTGCAGCATCATACTTGAAAAAGTATAAAGATGCTGTTTTACTCTTTTATGATACTGAGTTTGGAACTCCGACGAAATATTTTGAAACATTTAACATTGATATGGATCGGGTACTCCATACACCAATCACAGATGTTGAGTTACTGAAGTATGATATTATGACTCAACTCCAGAACATTCAGCGAGGCGATCATACAATTATTATTCTGGATTCTATAGGCAACCTTGCATCTAAAAAGGAAGTCGAAGATGCACTGGAAGGCAAAGTTGTTGCTGATATGTCCAGGGCTAAACAAATAAAATCGTTGTTCCGTATGGTTACACCACACTTAACACTAAAGGATATTCCTATGGTAGTGATCAATCACACATATAAAGAGATGTCGTTGTATCCTAAAGAGATTGTTGGTGGCGG